GCAGCTTAAAAAATATAGATACATAGCCGACTGGTATTTGAATCCGGTAAACCACGATTATTCAAAGTCTCAAGAAGTGATGGTCGCAGGAGTTCCCCACACATATTCTTGGGGAGGGGGACACGGAGCTATTCCAAAGTATCACAGTAAAGGTGTTTTTATAATAGTCGATGTTACCGCTTATTACCCAAGCTTGCAGGCTGAGTATAAATTCGGATATAGGGTTATGGATAAACCGGAAAATTTCGAGTTTATCCATAATTCTAATATCGAATATAAAAGGAAAGGCGATAAGAAAGCAAGAATGCCTTTCAAAATTATGGACAACGCGATTTCGGGGCAAATGAAGCAGCCGACATCAGCGCTGTATGATCCTATGAGCAACAATTCTATTTGCATCAACGGACAGATGCTCCTACTTGATTTGATTGAACATCTTGAAGGAGTAGCTGATCTTATTCAAAACAACACAGATGGTATTGTTCTTAAAATAAAGGATTATGATAAAGATTTCGATAAGATAGATGACATCGTGTACGAATGGGAACAAAGAACCGGTATGAGTATGGAATTTGATACGTTTTTCGGAGAAATGTATCAGAAGGATGTTAACAATTACATGTTGCTTGATAGAGAAACAGGGAGCGTTAAAGTTAAGGGTGAGTACTTGAAAAAACTCTCAGCTCTTGATTACGATTTACCAATCGTCAATGCAGCGCTCAAAGATTATATGATTAAGAAAGTACCAGTGAGAGAAACGATTAACAACTGTAATGATCTAAAAGAGTTTCAGATGGTACGTAAGATTTCGAGTCTCTACACAAAGCTTTTACATGGCGGGTATTGGGTAGAGGAAAAAGTGTTAAACCCTAGGACAGGAAAATTTAAGAAAACTAAGATTTTTAAAGGCCGTAGGGAAGAATTAAACGAAAAATGTGTCAGATGCTTCGCATCTAAAAGAGCAGAAGACGGTGGTCTTTGGAAAGTAAAAGGAAAAGATAAGATTGAAAAGTTAGAAGGAACACCCGAGCACGCATTCATCTGGAATGATGATGTTAATGGTGTTAAGGTTCCTGATTATTTAGATAAGCAGTGGTATATCGATTTAGCAACTAAAAGATTAGAATCCTTCGGGGTTTAGAAAGAGGTGGTGTTTTGGACTGGAACGGAAATGATCAGGTTTTTAAGGGGTACGCGACCGGAGACGGTAAAAGACCAACCATGAAGGTTTCCGGCGACCTACTCACCTGGGATGAGGTCAAAGCGCACAAGAGCTTTGGAGCAGTATTAAATAAAGATTTCGTAGATATAAGTTTTGATTCCGATGAGTTATCAGAAAAATTTTGGAAGATGGCAGAAAAAAATAATTGGAACTGTCTGATATTAGAAAATCCCAGCAACGGACATATTCATAGCTATTGGAAGGACCCTGAGAAACTTCTTGGAAAAGACGGAGCTGATAAGAAATTAGCTTGTGGATTAATCGCAGATATCCACAGTAAAGGAACGTATATTCCACTAAAGGTGGATGGGGTGAAGAGATTCCCTCCTTCTTTCGAGCCGGATGATGTCGATAATGTTCCCGAGGAGCTGCTGCCTGTAAAGACTACGATAGACCTACTTAATCTTAAAGAAGGTGAAGGAAGAAACCAGGAATTGTTTAAATATATCCTGGTTCTGCAGAGTCAACTTGGTTTAGATCAGGAGAGAGCAACAAGAGTTCTCAGAAATATTAACAATTTTGTCTTTGATAAGCCCTTATCCGATAAAGAGTTTAAGATGATCACAAGAGACGAAGCCTTCGAGGAACCGATATTTTTTAGCGGTAAGACATTTTTACATGATGCTTTTGGAAGATATCTTAAAAATATGTTTCACATTAAGCGTATCAACGGCCAGCTCCATGTATATGATGAGGGCATTTACAAAAACGGATATAGATTTATCGAATCCAAGATGGTGGAGCTCTTACCTAGTTTAAAAAGTGTGCATAGGACTGAGGTGCTCAAATATCTTGAGATAACCACACCGGAGTCGTCGCAGATATCGGATGCAAAGTTTATAGCATTCCGCAACGGAATATATGATATGGAAACCGGTAAACTGCTGCCTTTTGATCCTGATATCATCATTACAAACTTAATACCATGGGATTACAATCCGAAGGCTTATTCCAGTTTGTGCGATAAAGTGCTCAATAAAATATCCTGTGGTGATATGGAAATAAGAATGCTTCTTGAGGAGTGTATCGGGTATTGCTTTTATAGGCACAACGAACTCTCCAAGTCATTTTTCTTAACCGGTGTAGGATCTAACGGTAAGTCAACATATCTTGATATGATTAAATATTTACTCGGTAAGCAGAATTATACTGCCCTAAATCTTGAAGAATTTGATGAACGATTTTCTGCAACGACAATGTTCGGGAAGCTCGCCAATATCGGGGATGATATTAACGATGAGTTTTTATCTGGAAAAATTGTAGCACAGTTTAAAAAGATAGTGAGTGGAAACGACATTAAAGCAGAAAATAAGGGACAGGATGTATATTTTTTCGCTCCTACGGTCAAGCTCTTATTTTCTGCGAACGATATTCCAAGGATGAGAAGCAGAGGCTTTGCAGCCATAAAGCGTAGGCTTGTGATCATACCTTTTAACGCAAAGTTTTCCAAAGATGATCCTGATTATGATGGTGAGATTAAATGGAAATTGCAGAAAAGGGAAGTGGCAGAATACCTTATAAGACTTGGATTGTCGGGGTTAAAGAGAGTATTGATTAACAAAGGTTTTACCGAATCAGCAAAAGTTAAAAACGAAATATCAGAGTTTGAAAAGGATAATAATCCGCTGCTACTATTTTTTGAGGATTGCCCTGAAGATGAAATTATAAATCACGAAACCAAAGAAGTTTTTGCAAGATACGAGTTGTTCTGCCAGAGGAATGGTTATTCCAAGATGGCCATGCAGACTTTTACAAAAGCGATTAATAAGCACCTCGAATGTGAGCGCAAAGACATTAGAGTTGATGGTAAAAAGAAAGTAATTTTTAAGAGGTTAAACGATGATTGACTGGAAGAATATTAGGAGATTTTTATCTGAAATAAATACAGAAAATTTATCTACGGTCGATAAACAGGCCGTAGAGGATTTAAGAATTTTTGCGGAAAAATATAATAGAACAGAGTATCAGGCGAGATATAGAGAACGCCACAGAGACGAAATTAGAGAGTATTCCAGAGAGTGGTCAAGAAACAATAAAGAAAAGAGAAGAGAATACTATCAGAGAAATAGAGAAAAAATACTGCTGCAGGCGAAGAAATACAGAATGAAACATTCTGAGCAGTTCAAGGAGTATGCCAGGCGAGGATACATCAATCAAAAGAGAAGATCCATTGAAAATTAAATATGACTTCGCTGAAGAATATTCGGATGTCGAAATACCTATAAGTGATTACTTAATCGATGATATGCTTGAAGAGACTAATCCTCAAACAGTATTTTTCTGGCTAAGACTCAACGGATATTATCACGAACGAGCTTACAACATACTTTTGAGTAGAGGGGTTACGGAAACGCGCCTTAAGACCATAGGTATTCCAAAACTATCCCCAGAATCTGAGGGTATTGATAAAGGACGTGTAGGCGCTTTAATTGATGCAGGATGGTCTTATCAAAGATTACGTGAAGAATTCTCGAGGTTTCCTGAGGATACTCTTAAAAAGGCGATTAGAGAGGTTCTAAAAAGGAGAGGCTATGATGGACGAAAAGATGCTAAAAAGACTCAAAGAAGTCATTGATGAGAGAAGACTTGGTGACAGAAAAGAAATGATACCACTTCGAGCAGCGAGCATTTATATGGGAGTCAATTATACAACATTAATTAATTATTACAAGGGAATCACAGAGCCAACATGCATTAATCTTAAGAAAATATGTGAGTGGGCAGATTGCAGCGCAGATTATATTCTGTTTGGAAAGGAGGGTAAAGATGTACATTGATAATGGTAAAGCCGTCTACAATACAAGTGTAATGCAGAGCCTTGGCAAGAGTGAATCGAGGGTGCCTCCCAAAGTGGAAGGTGTTACTGCAGATATGATTGATAAATATCTCCAGGATAAGGTGAGTTATTACTGTAAATCACCTGTAATGGTCCTTGACGGGTGCGATATCGTCATTACGTATGGTGGGTGCGACAGATATACGATTTTCCGCTCACCTGATCTGGAGCTTATGGAAGGCATGTATGATAGCATATCAAATGGACTATGGATGGGCGACAATATGTTTCCGGTTAAGGACTATCTTAATACTTTTTACACCACTGAAGATAGAATTATGAGATTAGCGTGCATACATAAATATTATGGAGTACCGATGTTTGATTTATACTCAAAAGAATTGAGGGGTAAAGTTTATGGAGCAACTAAGTATATTTGATTACGTCAGAGAGAAGCCGTCACGCTCTGAACAATACGAGCTACTCGACAAAAAATACAAGCTCTCGAGAAAATACAAGGATGAAGACGGCTGGTCTGATGATTGGCATTATTCAGAAATGGAGCTTCCGACAGAGCCAGGCATATATTTCTGTGTAAG